GCTTTTTTACTGCTAAACCATTCGGTAAACAAAGGCAGCATATCAATTTCTTTTTTCTTAAAATTGGCTGTGCCTTTGACATTAACTACAAACATACCATCCTTGGTTGTTACCAAGTAATCAGGCAGGTTTCTTAGCATTGGATTGAGATTAAAGAACCCATCAACATTATCATTTTTCTCATCAAATCCTAGCCTTTTAAAGTCATAGCCCATATCCCGGCAATAGACTTCAAATAGTTCTTCGCCTTTGTTTACAACGGTTTGGCGCTGTGCATAGGTGTTTGATCCATTCATTTGGCAGCCCTCTTATCCCGAAAATCCAAAATAAACTTTTTCATTTCAAAATAACTTCCAAACCTAGACTGCCGGGGATCGCCACCGCACTCAATTCGATAGGCTTCCTCAATTTGTTTATCAGTTGCGAGTGGCATTTCCTTGGATTTCTGTGCTGCTTGTTGAATCCAAGAAGCCTCAAATGATCTCCAGCCTTTAAAAATTATGGTTTCTAATACTTGATCTAGTGGCATTTTGGCTAATTCAGCTTCTTTTATCAATCTTGCCAATACTCGATCCGTTACTGGGGCTTTAAGCCTTTTCCTGTAAATCAAAAAATCATTCCACAAATCAACACTCACTCCTTCAGGAGTGGTAGTAGTTTTTATTTTTGAAGATGAAGATGAAGATGAAGATGAAGATGAAGGGGTTGATTTTTGCTTAACCTTATCCATAACCTTAAATTTATTTTTTAAAGCAGGATTTCCACCCAACTTTCCACCTTCAGCCCTTATGTTTCTAAGGTTTTCATCTTTAATCATGCGCCTAGAACATATTGCGCCATCGTCAATATCATAAACACCAGCTTCAAAAAGTTCAGATAACCATTGCTCCACCAACTCTAAAGGTTCACCAACCATGCGAGAAAGGTTATCAGCAAGGATAACCTTGTTATTAACCTTTAAATAACCATAGGGAGTACCTTCGTGCATATAGCAAATCATGTCTATCCACAAACCTCTAGCACCAACAGAGCAGGTTCTTAATGCTGTATCCCTTAACCAATCTGAAGGATAAAATTGAAATGATGGTCTTTTCATTAAATAAATTCCTTCAAATCACGAATTTTTCTATTGCAAACACCACAAAAATATTTAAAAGTTCTATTTTTTTGATAGAAATTTTGACCATTGGCAATGTCGGCAGCCTCTAATACTTCCTCTAAAGGCAATTTATCTAAAAACATTTGAATAGATAAAAGGCTGGCTTTTGGATAGCCTTCTAAAGCTGTAGAATCCAAAATTGTTGCAATTTCCCAAGCAGTATCTATTTTGCGATTTCTACTTTGAAAAATAATTTTTTGATATTCAATAATTTGTTCTTCTTGCTCTGCAATTTCTTCTGATTTTTCTTTTAAAGATTTGGGTATGGCTGTTAAATTTCTAGCTCCTTTCCCAATATTGCAAGGTTGGCAAGAGGTAATCAAGTTATCCATATCATTTTCACCGCCTTCTGCCACCGGAACAATATGATCTACTTGTAATACTTCTTGGGTTGGAACTACACCGCAATACTGGCATTTAAAGCCATCTCGCTTAAAAACCTCAAAACGCAATTTTTTTGATATAGCTTTACGAGCCATTTTTGATCCCTTCATCACAGGTCATCTATTTGAAAATTGGCAGGTTGATGATGAATCAACTTTTCGGGAAGCCCTAGCCAGTTTTAATAATACATTAATTTCAATCTAGAACAACAATTTTTATTTTTACCATGCCACCTTTGATGATTTCACCCCTTTTTACAATCAACTCATCAATCTGAGAATCATCATCCATAAGGTTTGCTTGGACTAAAGCATCTTCCAGCGCCTTAATTCTGTTGCTCAAATCTTGAACCCTGCGATCAGCAAAATGGACAATGACTGTAAGTGATAGCCGGGCAGCGCCAAATTTAATTGGTTGCTGGCTCACTCTATGCGCTACTTCTTTTTTAAACTTTCTAGCCTTGAGGGTTAAAAATCGCTTATGACCTGAAAACCCCCAGTAGCTATTGACTGAGGGTGGTAATGGGAGGACTAAAGAAAGTTCTTGTGTCATAGAATAAGTATGATATAGTGAAGGTTCTTGACCACGAAAGGAAAGAAAATGACTTACAACAATAACAGGTATTACGAGCCGGAAGATGATAATGATGGCGATGCTTTATCAGCAAGAATCATTGATTTACTTAACAGCAAATATGACATAACCGAAAAGTTTGAATTATTTGCAGAGGGTATTCAAGAATGTTCGCAAGCTGACCGGGAATCGGTTATCAATATCCTTCAAGGTAACAACATCAACACCATAGACTTTGCTCACTTAGGCAGAAAGTTATGGGACATTGCTTTTAGCTATTCTGAGGAATTGGCTGAAAACCATGCAATTGAAGATTTAACCAGCGGTAACTTAGATTAATCCACGAAAGGGAACAAAAAAATGGCTAAAGATACAGGTATTGTAAATATTCATGGTAAGGAATACCAAACTGTTGCTTATCGGGTTGGTAAGTTCCGGGAGCAGTACGGCAATGAAATGTCTTTGATTACTGAAATTGTTTATGCGGATGAAAAAGTAGTTCGCATGAAGGCAATTATTAGTAATGACAAAGGTGTAATCGCTACTGGTCATGCCGAGGAATACCGAGGATCATCCAATATCAACAAAACTTCTGCATTGGAAAATGCGGAAACTTCTGCTATTGGTAGAGCCTTGGCTGCGCTTGGTTTAGGTGGCACAGAGTTTGCTAGTGCGGATGAGGTAGCTAGAGCTATCTCAGGTAAGCCAGCAGCGCCAGCGCCTAATGAGCCTGATGTATCTGAATTTGTTAAACAGATCATGTCAGCGCCCACAATTGATGTACTTAAAGATATTTATTTAAGTGCAATTGATAAAGCTGGTGAAATACCTGCGCTTAGAAAAGCTGCCACAGTTCGCAAACAAGAATTGTTAGCTACTCAGGCTTAATCATGTATTTAATTAAAAATGAGTTTGGAGAAGCCATGAGAGTGGTTTCTCGCCAAGAAGAAGCTAGGCAAATATGCAATTTGCGCCCCGGTTGGTATTTTAAAAAAGTTAAGAAACCCAACAAAGTTACCGAAGTATTAGCCAAAATGGAAAGGGCATTGATATGAACCCACATGAACTAGCAAATGAATTAGATAAATCAAGAACAGAACCACATACTTCAGAATATCTTGTGGGAAAAGCTGCCAATATGTTGCGCCAACAAGCAGAAAAAATAAGAAATTTAGAAAAACAAATTGAATCAATAGAAGCATGGAGAAGGGGCTAATATGTCAGAGATCATACAAGGCACACCCGAATGGTTACAACTCAGATTAGGAAAGGTAACTGCTAGTAGGGTTGCTGATGTATTGGCTAAAACCAAAACTGGAGTATCTGCCAGCCGAGGCAATTACCTGATTGAGTTGGCTATCCAGCGAGTTACAGGAGTTGTTGAAGAATCATTTAAGAATGATGCAATGGCATGGGGTACTGAACAAGAGCCTTTTGCCCGGATGAAATGGGAGTTGCTAAATGAAACTTTAGTAGATGAAGTGCCATTTATTGACCATCCTACAATCAAGTGGTTCGGCTGCTCTCCTGATGGGTTAGTTGGTAATGAGGGGTTAATAGAAATCAAAGCGCCCAACAGCAAGACCCATTGGGAATATTTTAAGGCTGGTGAAGCGCCTACCAAATACATCATTCAAATGCAGTCCCAAATGGCTTGTACAGGGCGAGAATGGTGCGATTTCATTAGCTATGACCCAAGGATGCCCGAAAGTAGTCAAATGCTTGTAAAGCGCTATCCAAGGGATAACAAGATGATTGCTGATATTGAGAAAGCAGTTAAGCAGTTTTTAGATGAAGTAGAAAAAGAAGTTCAACTAATGAGGAATAAATAATGGCTTACACCCCTAGAGAAGGCAGCGGATCACTTTTCAAAAACTCTCGCAAGGAAACTGAAAAACACCCGGACTATAACGGTTCAATCATGCTTAATGGCAAAGAGTATTGGCTTAATGCTTGGATCAAAGAAGGCAAACAAGGCAAATTTTTTAGCGTATCAGTTGGCAAAGAAAAGCTGTCACAAGGCTTTAGAGAGGCTGGGGCTGATGAGTTGCCAAAAGCTGATCCATTTTTAGACGATCAGGACATTCCGTTTTAAAATAGGAAAATCCTCTTTGGGGTCTTGATTCGAGGGTGGTGTCCTCAAAATCCACCGTTCAGCGCAATGCTGACTCCTTTCGTGGTTTCAAGACCCCACCTTTTTCCTATATAAATCAATAACTTATAAATTATTTTAAAAATATTTTAAAAAATGTTGAAAAAACCCTTGCGGATGTATTACATAAGTATTACAGTAACTACATCAACTCACGAAAGGTAGATAAAAATGATGGCAACAAACACAACCAAGCGCACTTTTAGGGAAGTCATTATTGACAACCCGGCTGCTTATGCAGCAGCAACTAGAGCAAGAATCATTGCTAATGCAAAAACCACTTTTTCAAGAACTTATGCTGATTATTCTGAAATTGAAGATTTTTTAATTGCTGGTCGCAACTATGACGATCAAGGCGATTTCATTTCTTACAAAGAAGGATTTGTAGGTTCTTTGGCTTCTGCTTATGACAACTATGGCAAATTGTCTGAAAAGCAAGTTGCTGCTGTTCGCAAGTGCATTGCTGATCGTAATTCTCGCAAAGCTGAGTGGGCAAGCAAACAAGCTGCTTTAGATGCAACTCGCCAGCATATTGGCGCTATTGGCGATAAAGCTACTTTGACATTGACCTTGAAAAAAGTAATCAATATCGAAACCAACTATGGCACTAAAGGTATTTTTATTTTTGAAGATGCAGCACAAAACATTGTTATTTACAAAGGTGATTGTGCAGCGGTTTGGACTTTAGCAGAAGGCGAATCTATCACTTTAAAAGCTACCATTAAGGAGCATGGTGTTAGAAACGGTGTTAAACAAACTTTGATTCAAAGACCAAAAGCAATTTAATCCACGAAAGGACTAAAAATGTTAATCGTAATCTTTATCTTATTAATGATTGTTTTCTTTCCAATTTTGTCTTTGTTGTTTGGTGTAACTTTCATGGCAGCTCTTATTCAGTTTTGGTGGGTTTTCTTAATTTTGTTTGGTTTGTTGTCTTTTTGCGCTTATGTAGATCGCAAAGAAAAAGAAGAAGCTGATGAAGCAAGAATCCAAAGAGCAGTTACCGCAGCATTGTTAGCTACTAAGGAGCAAAAATGAAACAGACAATCATTGATTTTGTAGGTGTAGTTGTATTAGGTGTTGTTTTAGGCGGTATGTTGGCTTATGCAGCACTTGGTGGTTTTTATTAATTTCATGAAAGGAAACAATATGGAAAACCAATATGTATGGACAGCAGCAGGTACAGATATAACAATCCGCTGGCGCAATCAATATGGATGGGTTCCACCATCAGAAATGCAAGAATTTCGAGATAAATGGCGGTATTACCAAAATTTACCCCTTCGGTCTTTAGATGATGGCGCTAAAGAACTTTATGAAATCGCCCTTAAAAAGGCTAAAGTAGCGAGGCTCAAATGATTAGCGATATTTCACCTGAGATTATTAAATTAAAGAAATTGTTAAACCAGCTTGAGGTGTTGAACTCCAACCCTCATTTGGTTGGCAAACAACTTGTAACTAATGCGGTTGAAGAAATTAAAAAGACAGTTATTCAACTTGAAATACAGGTTGCTAACTATGCTGAGTAATTTAGCTGATCGAATAGTTTTTGCAACAGCCGTAATAGCAGTGATAATTATTATGTCGGCTATTCGGCTTGCAATCAGATTAGGGGGCTTTGCATGATCTATTTAATTTATTTGGTGTTAGTGCCTATCTCATTGGTAATAACGCTGCTGGCGATCATTTTTGCCCCTATATTGCCTTTGTTTGCCACTATGCAAGAAGGACTAATCAACAATGGAAGTGCAACTGGTATTGAACCAAGACTTCCAAAGTGGTTAGGATGGCTTCAAACCCCGGACAATTCATTATGGGGCGATCAAACTTTTCAACTTTTACATAGCCCTTCCTATTGGTCTGAAGTATTATGGCTTTGGCGCAATCCTGCGTATAGCTTTGCTTTGCGCTATGTAACAGCGCCATATACAACTTTGGTATCGGGCGATCCATCTATTAAAGACAATCAAAATGCAAAAAAAGGCTGGTGTTTGGTTCACGCTAATGGACTATTTCAATTTGTGTTTATTGCCCCTATTGGTTTTAGCCGTTGTTTTATGGTTAATCTTGGCTGGAATGTTCGTGGCTTGGTCGATCCTAATGTCGATCCTAAGCCGAATACTTGGCAAGCCACCTTTGTGTTTTCACCAAGAATAAGTGGGTATTTTTAATGGCAACTTTTACTTTATCCGATCTTGAAGATTTAGGCTGCAAAGGTCAATGCCAACAAGGTAGATTGCCTTGCACTTGCATTAATACTATTACTGTTAATGCTGGCGAGGCTTTTTTTAGTTACACTCCACCGACTATGCCTTGTGTCATTGTTGATAGTGGCGCTAGTATTCCAATTCCTTTTTATGGGTGGTTTGATGATAAATAGATATATATGGGTCATAGCCCTATCAGGATGCTCTCTAATGATTGGAAACTATGATGCTAATGAATATGCCTATGTAACCAAAATTCGCACTCAGGCGCAGGTTTTAAACTGTTCTAAACCTCATATTTATGATCTTTATATCCAAGCCTTAGAGTTGAAAAATTATTCTGAGTATTTGCCTGACAATGAGCAAGAGATTACACTTGTGAATGACTTGTACAAGTTAGTGGATCAGCTTTACACTTTTGAAAGCCCAAGCCTTGCATATTGCAAAGCAAAGCTAGGAATTATTGAATCTATTGCAGAAAAACTACAAAAAGTAACAGGATCAAAACCTCGATGATTGATGACTTAGTGGCTCAAGCCAAATCCTATAAAGCCCAGCTAGATGCTGGTGATATTACTCAAGCAGAGTTTAAAGACTTAATTGCTAGTTTAGATATTGCTCAGTCTTTTAAAGATAATGCTGACCAATTTGAACAAAACCAAGAAGCTAGGGAATATTTGCTAGATTTAATGAATTTAGCTGGAGCTATCTCAAGCCTTTAATATTTTTGAGTTTGCAAACTAACTCAAAATCAGCAGCACACCAAGTATCGCAAAACCGCCTATCGGCTAAAGGTTCGCCACAATTAAGACAAAAACCAGTTATTTTTAAAGGCTGATTTTGGCTTCTAATTTTATTTAAAGCCATGTCCCGGTTGTGCTGCTCATTTTCAGAGCCGTAATCTGCATCATCCATTGAGAACTTCTAAAGCCTTATTAATATGCGCTATACGATCATCTAAGCCCAAAGTGCCACCATTAATGCGCTTAGTCATGGTTGTGTAGTCTTTACTATCAGCAAATTCATTTAAGTTATGGGTATTCCAAAACCATCCAGCACTTAAAGCCGCATATTCAGGATCAGCCACCCGACTAGGATCACCGATAAAATCCACACCCAAATCTGATCCGCAATTTCCATAGTTAGTTTTGCCTGTTAATTGAATAAGACCTCTACCATGATAATTCCAGCCATCGCCTGAAGCCTCATCACCATTTCCCATGCGATCCGCATACACTTTGTTAGCGATCTTCTCAGGATTATTAGCATATTCATTGGCAATTTCAATAGTAGGAAAGCGATTTGCCCATACTCGCATTAAAGATTCTGCTTTGTAATGCAAGTTTTCTTCTAAAATTTTAAAGTTAGCAGATTCATGCTGGCATTGACCAATAAAAGCAGCCTGTCTTTCAGGGGTGCTAATGTCATATTTATCAAAGGTTTCATTAATTGGATCTAGCCACTTTGCATCGATTCCTAGTGCTTCTAATTGGTCTGCTGTCATTTAATACCTACTTGTTCATTGATCCATTGCTGGAGTGATAAAACCTGCTGAGTTGTCATTGCACATTCTTCAGCAAGTACTGAGTAACTGGGGGCTTCATTAGATTGGCTGGCGGTTGTGCCGGGGCTGGGCAAGTTACTGGAACTGCTGTTGTGCAACCCACCATAATAAGACTTAATATTAGCCAGCTTAGTTTCATAATCTGTAGATACCTTATTAGTAATGGCTTGTTGTTCAATAACTACTGCTTTGTTGTGTTCTTCTTGGATTTTGGCTTGAGATTCAACCTCTGTCTTATATTCCAAAAATCGAAGATGCTCCACATAATACCCAGCAAAAGTGGCAAAGCTAATAGCAATAGCGCAAATGATGATTTTGGCATAGATGAACATTATGATCCGTCTTTAGAAGTCGCTTGTTTAGCCCCAATCATTACTCCTGAGCCACCTAAAGTAGTAGCCAAACCAATACCCAGCTTATCAAAATCAATAGTCCCACCATGCCATACATGAATAATAGCAATGCACAAAAACCCGATAACACAAGCAACAGCACAAACTCTAGCAGCGCAATAAGTGTCATTATTGTCCTCAGTTAGGATGTCTTTTAGCAGTTTCACTTTTCTTTTCTTTCGGTGCTTCAGGTTTAACTTGTTCTTTTATAGGCTCTGTTTTAACAAAATCCTTGATATATCTAATATCTTTGGGCTTCATTGCTTTAGGATTAAAAAAGAAAAATCCACCCAAAACTACTAGGAACATACCAATAGTAATATATTTCATATTAATTGCCCAAGCGATTTGTAGTGGCTCTTTTAATGCTATTCATTTCAGATTTAAGGGTATTTGAAGTAACCTCTAATTGAATGGCTGTAGCGCTTGCAGAAGCCCTTGCTTCTTTTTGGGTGGATTCAGATACTACTTTGGCTTCTCTAGCTGCCAAAAGCGCATCTGAAGCCTTTTCTTGAGCTTTCATAATGGATTCTGCTTGAGCATCTACTCTTTCTTTAAGAGCAATAAAATTGCGCTTAGATTCAGCAGCATCATTTTGAACTTGGTCAAAGTTTTCTAATACTTGAGTGGCTGCGTTCCATTTGGTAATGCCTTGATAAACGGCTGTTCCACTACCCATTAATAAGGTAAAAGCAATCCCATAAATAGCAGTAGGATTATTTTTAATGGATTCAAATAATTTGGTTAAATCGTCTAATTTCATACTACTGCTCCATATCTATTCCGCTATCAAGTTTCTTGATATTTTGGGGTTGTAAATCTTTCGCCATTATCTCAAGATAGACTTGGTTTTGCACTACTATTTCATTTGGTAGTTTTTGTTCTAGGTTTAGGCTTGGAAACAGATTTTTTTGTTCCAACCTTTTGCTTTCCACTAGTTTTACTTGCGGTGTTAGCCCTTGAGCTAGTTTGCTTTTTGGCTGGCTTCCTGACGATGGGGAAGGCTGGGAGGGAGTTGATTGGCTCATCGATTGAGTAACAATCGCAGCTTGTGTCGCAGTCGCAGTTGCGGTTGTGGTCGATGTCGCATTTGTGGGTTGTTTTGCTGTTGGATTTAGCGGACTGACGGGGTTTACTGGGCTTAGAGGATTGCTTGGCGGTAGGCTTGTTATTGTTGGATTTGATGGCGCTGTTGATACTGTTGGGCTTGAGTTTTGCACAATTGGCTGGGGGACAACCAATACAGGTTGCTGGGGTTGGACAGGGGGTAAAGTTTGAACTGGTGGGGGTATTGCTGTACAGGTATTTAAAGAAGTTACCCAATTTGTTTTTACAGGCTGACCATAAGGATTTGGACATATTGAAGTTTCCGTCTGAGTTATAGAACCTGTATATCCCGAAGGACAATTCAGGGTTTGGGTTTCTGTTGTGGGTTGGCAGGTCGGGGGATTAGGAGTGCAGGTATTCGAGATGGTTTGCCAATCCCCCCATTCACCGCTTGGGCAAATTGATGATCGGCTTTGGACAATGTTGCCTGAGTAGTTGGCAGGGCAGCTAAGAGTTTGTTGTTGGATTTGTGCTGAACAGAGTGGCGCTTGCCCCGGACATCCCTGATCTTTGGGGTAGAACATACACATAACAGCAAGGCATTGTGAGTAGGTAGCGCCATTTCCAGCAGTTAAAGTTCCAAGATTAGGAAGTCCATTTGGCAAATTACCGCTATAAGAACAAGTCCCTGCTTGAGCATTATTGCTCAGGAGGCTTATCGGAAACAGTAACCAAATTAGGTACTTTGCCATATAGTTTCTCAAATTTTTCAGGATGCTGTTTTATCCACTCATTTCTAGCGGCATCACCAATTAAGCCATCAATAGGGCAAGGAGATCCAGCCATAACCATTGCATCCCATACTCTAGGGTCTTGGCATAAAACCGCTACAGCAGATACTTTAAGACCGACATCATTCAAAGTTTTGGCTAATTTAATTCTTTCGCAGTTCGAATCGGTATAAACACCGCCACCGCTAAAGCCAATAACCGTTGAGGAAACTGCGCCACTTACAGGAACTCCGCAAACATCCTGAGAAAAAGTGGACATAGATGGACTAATAGCAGAAGGAACTGGCTGACCTTGATATTGAATTACAGTAGATTGGGCACGAGCATCACCTAATATCCAGCAGCCTAAGGCTAACCAAACAATAACTGATACAAAAACCCAAAATAATCGATCCATATTAGTTTAAAAGTGTTACAGTCATTTGAGCAGAAGTAAAATTACCAGTATTTGCCCATCCTGATTGAACATACAAACTAACCCAATCAGTTGTTCCATTTAAAGTAACTACACCTGAAATATTTATACTATGGTTACTAGCTTGCAATGCACGAGTTTCAATAGTTGCTGAAATAGGAGAAGCAGTATTATTATTTTTCAGAATCTGAATATTTGGATTCCAGCTACTACCATATCCATTAAAAGAAAGAGTAGCCCATACAAAATAATTTCCTGCAACAGTAGGTATAACTTCATAACCGCCACCACCCGATGTTAGCCATCCTTGAGGATCGTAAGCAGCAGTCCATTGTAAGTTTACGGCTGAAGATGCTGTACCAGCGGGTTTTACACCGTTATATTGACCTGAAAGCCCCAAGTTTTGAGTGGTCGATATAATGGTTAAATAAGTGCTGTTATATCTTTGAAAATTAACAGTTTCATTTGGATAAAGAGTGATGACATTTGCCCCACCAGCAAAACTAGAAATCAATGAACCCCAGCCATTTGGGTTTTCAGTATTCTGAATGGTTAAATTATAGTTACTACTGCTGTTGTTATAAACAGTATAAATATCGCCATCATACTGGCTAATATTAGCGTTCATCCAAGTATATAAATTACCTGAAGTGCCACTATTGATGGTTTGTGTAGTAATTGTATAAGCTCTTGGAGAGTGCAGGGTTAAGTTACCACCTGAATAAACACTTGATCCTAAACCGCCTACAAGATTGGTTTGAATCCAACCCGGTGTAGTGGAATTAATCATTCCAGCAATGCCACCACCAGTATTACCAAAAGCCGTTCCAGCAGCCGTTTTTGCAGTTGTACTAGGAGCAGATTGATATACTAAAGAACCTGCTACACCACCTGATAAAGCGCCTGTTGTAAGGACATTCCATACAGGAGGGTTGCCAATTCCAGCGCCTTCTAAAACATAGCCTGAAGTTCCTGCTGCTAAAAATCCTGTTCTATTGACATTGGTTTGATAAATTAAATTACCAGCAGCGCCACCATCAATATTATCTAAAGCGGTCATAGAACTAATAGTGTAGTCCTGACCAATAATAGTAGTAATTAAAGTTACAGAACCATTAATAGGAACAATAACCTGATTATTGGTTAAACAATATTCAGGAAAAGAAGTGTAGTTATTAAACTGTGCGCCAGCCGTTAAAGTAATTGCGCTTCCGCTACCATTCCAAATAACAACTTGTAAACCAACTTTATCAGTAATACCTGCTGTTGCATAAGCTGAAGAAACCGTACTATTTCCTGAAATAGTAAGGTCATAGTTTTGTCTTGTAGGACTAACTATTGTGTTATCTACAATGGTAGAAAATGACATAATTTATCCTTATTTGCACAACATTCCTGAGAAATTGGTGGTAATTCCAGTAGCAACGGTAATTCCACCAGCAGAAATGTAGTTGGTAACAGTTATTGAATCGCCTACATTGCAGAACATTGCTGCTCCAGTTCTTAAATTGTTATTAACTGAACTGGTATTGCTGTTGTTGGTTGTCCAACCAATACTGTTATTTGTGCCATTTTGACGAATTTGAATATTGGCATTATAAGCTGTTCCACTTGGCTGAAATTCAGTTTGCGCTGCAAAAAACCAAATGCCCTTTTTAGGTACGACATAAGTATGCGATGAATTGTTAAAACCACCAGTAGGATCATTTACCGCAGAAAAGTTCATCAAAGTATCGGTAGATGCTGGCAAAGAGCCTTGTGAGCTAATTTGTGCATTAAAGCCCCATGACTGAGATTGCGATACATCCATGACGGTGTAATTGGAGCTTGCCTGAATATAAGTCTGCACATTGACGGAACAATTAGGCTGTAAATAGACATTTGATCCACTAATGAAATAACCATTGCCATAGTTGTATGAGGCATAGTTATTAATTACAGGCAACACTAAAGTAAATACTGAAGCGGTATTGTTGTAAATGGTGTATTGCATACCATCTGCATCAACATATCCAGCGTTAGCTAAATAAGTTACAAATGATTGACCGCTAGTCATTCCGCTACAAGAAATTGTATAAGAACGATTGCTAGAAATTGTGCTTGTTCCAGCAGAAGTAACAAGTCTTACACCTGTACCAGCGGCAATAGAACCCCAAGTAGGTGCGCTTGTTCCATTGGACAATAAAAATTGACCAGTTGAACCGGGGATTACAAATCCAGTAGCATTAGTGGCAGTTTGATAAAGGATTTCACCAGCAAAACCACCTTGAACATTGGGAACAGCAATAGGTTGCCAAGTAGGAGTTGTTGTGCCGCCTGAAACTAGCATATAACCAGCAGCGCCAGTAGAAACAAAGCTAGTTACATTCGGTGAAGATTGCCACAATAATTGACCTGAAGAACCACCTTGAATATTGGTGGTATTGGAATAGCTAACAATATAGTAATCCAAGTTAGCTAAGTTTGTTTCAAGAACAATAGTGGCATTAGGTTGAATTACTACTGTAGTAGTAGTGGAATTAACTGGATAAGAAGCAGTATTAACAATTGCTCCAGCAGCGGCAGTTAAAGTAACCGCTGTTCCACTAGTATTTTGAATGGCTACTAAAAGACCTGCTACATCCACCAAACTATTGGCAAGATACAGAGCAGAAATGGTCTGTGATGAAGTTACAGTAATTGAATAATTTACCTGTTGGGCTGCGCCACCGCCACCACTTCCAGTTCCAATTGTTGAGAATGACATAGTTTATCCTTAGCTTAATGTAGCAATCAACAGGGTAGTGCCAGTTGCATTGTAGGTAATGCTGTTAATAGTTCTGCCTACAGGAGCAGCAAAATCTAAAGTACCGCCAGCAGGTAAAGTAGCAGAACCGATTGTAGCTGCGCCAGCGCCAGTATTTGCAAAGCTAATGGTTACTGCACCAGCGCTTGTTGAACCGCTTGTAGAAGTGGTAATCAAAGCTGGGGTTAAAGTAGCTGAATTAGCAATAACAGTTGAAAGCGAATTAGCGGCAGATTGCAAACCTAATGAAGGTGGCAATTGAGCAGCATAGGCAGTAACTTCATTTAATGTCGGTGCGCCTGTAAGAGTTGTACCTTGAGTTAAGTTATACCAAGTGGTTGCTGTAATAGCACCAGTTGTGGAATTAACAATACTAATGGACTGTAAAGAATCGCCAGCGTTGTAGCCATTTGGTACATCAGTAGTTTTAGCTGTATAAAGCGCTGCAATTGCAGGAGTGCCACTACCGCCACCGCCACCGCCACCAGTAATAGGGGTGATATTGGTATAAGTCGGAGCAGAGCCTAAAGTAGTTCCTAAAGTTAAGTTAAGCCAAGTTGTGCTTACTAAAGTAGAAGGGCTGCCGGGAGCATAGAAAGCAATTGCTTGCAAAATATCACCGAGAGCAGCGCCACTAAATGCGGTAGTTACTTGGTACAAAGATGAAGTTGCAGTATCGCCTGAAGTAGGGTTAGAAACCACTACAGATAAGCTATTAGATTGTGTTTGCAATCCTAAAGCAGGAGGCAATTGACCAGTAATAGCGGTGCTATTAGTAGCAATAGTGCTTAAGCTGGTATTACCCGTTGTTTGCAATGCGGATGTCGCTGCACCTGTCGGTAATGGCAAAGTAGCATCAGAAGCTAAAACTGTAGAAACTGATCCAGCAGAAGTAGTTTGACCCAATGAAGCAGGTAATTGAGCAGCAGTTACACCAAGAGCAGATTGGTTTGAAGCTAAAGTAACTGGCAAAGAAGCTGCCATTGTGGTTTGACCCAATGCGGATGGCAATTGAGTGCTTGAAGTTGCTACTGTATTGTCAGAAGCAATCGCTACTGATAATGAACTAGCCTTAACTTTTTGACCCAAAGTAGTTGGAATCTGACTAGAAATAGTGCTTAAAGTAGTATTGGTCAGGTTCGCTGCGGTAATCTGAGTAGTTTGATTGCCAGCAGTAGCAGTAGTGCTAGTTACTTGAGTAATAAAAGTATTAGATGGTGGAGGGCTTACCAATGTATAGGCAAGTGTTACATCGTACCAAATAGTATCAGTCAATACACCTGATGAATTAAAGATTAGGATTTGTTGTAAAGTATCGCCTACACCAATCGCTTGAGAACCATCAGTCCATCCTGTAGTTACTGTATAAGTATTAACTACAGAAGTAGAGCCTGTTGAAGGGTTTACTACATATACTGATAAAGATTCACCAGCGCCAACACCTGAACCGAGTTTTGGAGGTAATTGACTTGCAGAAGCAGTTAAGTTAGTTAATACAGGAGGCGAACCAAGAACTGTACCTTGTGTAAGGTTGTTCCAAGTAGTTGATAAAACTGCTTGAGTGCTTGGATTAATGACATTAACTTGCTGAATGGTATCGCCAATAGCGCCACCAGCAAATGCAGTATTAACCGCATATTCAGCAGTTGTTACTGCGCTAGTTGTGCCTGTGTTACCACCAGTTACAGGGGTAAGATTAGCTGCCAATGGAGCAGATGCTAATGCAAGACCAGTTGTTAAGTTATTCCAAGTAGCGGAAATAAAAGTGTTAGGAGTGCCGGGACTATAAACAGCGATCTCTTGAATGACATCGCCAATAGAAGCGCCTGTAAAGGCTGTATTAGCGGTATAAAGAGAAGTTGCTGAAATATCGCCTGAAGTTTGATTAGCTACTACTACAGATAGTGAATTAGATTGGGTTTGCAATCCCAAAGCTGGTGGCAACTTATTGTCAATATTGGTAGTTTGAGTAGCAATAGTCGCTAATGAAGCAATTTCAGTAGCTTGATTTGCAGAAGTCGCAGCGCCAGTTGGCAAAGGCAATGCAGTAGCACTAACAGGAACTACTTGGTCTGAGGCAATATTAACCGCCAAAGAAGATGCGGTTACTTTTGCGCCTAAAGTAGCTGGAAGCTGACCGCTAATAGCGGTAGTTTCTGTAGCGATAGTTGTTAAGGAAGCATTACCAGCAGTTTGTAGGGCAGAAGTGGCTGCGCCTGTAGGCAAAGGAAGCGCCTCATCAGAAGCCAATACAACAGATAAAGAACCAGCCGATAAGGTTTGACCTAAAAATGCTGGAAGTTTATTGTTAATTGCTAGTAAATCAGCATTTCCTGATGTAGCTAAACCAATTTGAGTAGTTTGATTTGCTGAAGTAGCAGCGCCACCAGCGACATAAACTGCAATATCTCCAGCAGGAGGAGGGTTAGCTAGGGTAAACCCTTGTGTAAGGTTATTCCAAACTGAAATAATAATTGTGCCAGTTGCATTGTAAACAACAATATTTTGGAGAATATTGCCAATATTACAAGTACCATTGGTATCAACAAAGGTAGCAGTTACTTGATAAAGAGTAACTACCGGGAAAGTTGCTGCGCCACCTGAACTAGTAGGCAATGGATTTAAAGCTGAAACCGCAGCACCATTGGCAACAATATAGCTTGGAGTCGCTGCATTTACAATCGTAATCTCATTTGGGGGATTTTTTGGGTTAATTGCCATAGTAGCGATCCTATTAATGCTATTAAATAAAGGTTATTTTAAGTCTGATCTATCAGCTTTTCCATCTAATTTTTCATAAATCTGTTTGAGCATACCCTTAATCTCGGACATATCAGCCCGGTAATCATCTTTAAGAATATAGTTTTTGGGAAGATCAACCTGTAAAAGACTAATATCTTTTTTAAGGTTTTCTATGGCTTCATACAATGACCGAGAAACCCACCCAAGAATGGAGAAGGCGATACCCAAAGCCCACAAAACTATATTTTGAATATCGCCCATCATTACCTCTTACTGTAC